TTCTGCGATCCCTTTAGCTGAGAGTCCGGTAATTAGCCGGACTCTATTTAGTCATCGCCATCGAAAGACCAGCATGCTGGCCTTACGATTCGTGTACTGACTGACGGAGAACGGGGCAGGGAACAAATTTTCTTCCCACCCGTTCTGTGATCCGAGACGATGAATCAAAAAGTTCATCTGCCTTTCGGCATTTGAATTGTCTTTGTGAGTCGGAGACTCCGAGAAAAATCTCAAGAGTTTCTGCCAACCACAGACGTTCGATTCTTCGTGATGGACTGAAGAGACGTCGCGGACGCGGTATTGCCACCTTTGCAGGTGACGATTCCAACGTTTCGCGAAGCTTCTATCAGTTGATGTTGAATACCGAAGGGACGGGCATGTTAAAAACATGTCCTCCCCAGGCACGGCTCCGAAAACGGAGGCGAGCATCTCACAGATTACTCTGTAAGTCGAGTGCCAACCCTTATCGTAGAAAGCATTAGCATAGCTAATGTAACTCGTATAAGTGTCAGGGGATGGTGACTTAGTCCAAACGGTCCTGAAACGGACCGGAGTGACATTGGTGCCTTTAAAAGCATCCATGCCACAGGACTCTCGAAAGAGTCCTGAACAGCAACTCTTGCTATGGTTTATTTTTAAACCAAATAGCTCGAGTGCAGTCATTGCGCTGGAGGCGTAAGCCTTTGGAACAATGACGTCGTCACCGTACACAAAGATATTCTTGCGAATATCTGCGTTAGGAGCACCACCATGAAGTATGGCCCAAACCGTTAACGCTAATATGGGAAAGCATAATGCTGACCCCATCGGCGCGAACTTATTAAGCCTTAAAACTTCACCAGTTGGGAGCTCAGTGGACAGACTTCTGCACGCTTCCAAACTCTCTTGAAGAGAGTCAGGAAACAGCAGGCGAACAAGATCAATATGAACGCGATCCGAGGCCTCTTTGAGGTCAAGGGTAACGTAGTCTCCAGTTATTGAGCTCGTAAGAGCTTTATTCCTGTTAACTTCTTGATCTGTGAAATTCACTCTACCCTTGGTAAGGTAATGTGATTCCACGTGACGAACAATGGCCGACCCTAAACCTTGTTGTATCCATTGAAAATCAACGGGTTCACAAGAAATAAGGCGAGGCCCACGAGAATCTTTAGGCACGAGCAAAACTCGAGCTGAAAGATCCTTGGTACCGACGCGATTAAAATCGCGGTATACATCACAAACATGTCCAGGAGACGCGTAGAAATACTCGTCTAAGGGATAAATATCCGTGATTCGTTTACAGACATTGACCCAACGAAACTTACCTGAATGCTTTTGCTTGGTAGCAACTGCACCAGGGCCGTGTCGAGGATAAATGTCTCTGACGTCAAATGATAAGAATACTCTTTGCAGAGCACGCTTAGCATCGCGAATGATATCGCCTATCGGGCGGAAAATAACACCTTCAGAGTCTCGATAAAAATCGATTGTCTGTCCGTGGTATTTTGGCCTATAAGCAGTAGCATTATGAGTAGAATAATTAGCCTTAAGGCTATTAAAAAACTCATTGGCGTTCTTGAGGTCTTCTTCCGAGCTTTTAAAAGCTTGAAGGACTTCATGTTCTTGTCTGTTTGTGTAAGGCAATTTGTACTTTCCGTAAGGAGAGAGCAATTGCCTAACGATTCTAACGCTTAACGCGTCGGGATCGGGAAGGAGATGACCGTCTGGGGTGAAGATAGTTACGAAAAACTCACCGAGAAACCTCGGAAGTTTTGTGCCAGCATAGGGTTTAAAACCTGTACTGACATTGTCGAAACTACCATTACCAGCAAGGGCTTGATCAAAGCACTTGCACAGGCGGGCTAGGGTTTTCGTAAGAAAACCGATTCCTTCTCTGCCTAAACGACTTTCTACCTTTTGGGTAGTTAGTCGCAAGGCACGTGTGTTAAACACGACTCCATGAGACGCTTGCGCGTCACGGAGCATTGCAGCGATGACTTTAAACTCATCTAGGCTCTTAGCGATAACCATAAGGTATATCTCCTAGAGCATGCAAACACCCCGTGATTCCACGAGACTAGATCAAGAATAGTAAGACGTAAAGTCTACTAGCAAGACCGACCACGTAGCACCCGCTTCGTTGTAGTACGAAAACGAACGAGCCTTAGCAAAATTAAATTTGTTAAGGTCTTCATTCGTCGGCGTCTTCAACTCGGGGTACTTCGTTCCCGAAGCTGGTATTGCTACCAGCAGAATGATGCCAGAAGAACTGGATATGAGAGCCATAATATATTATTATTATGAGGCAATTAAGCCATTAAAGCGTCCCAGATACCAGGGTCTTAGCACCATTCCCCGTTCCGTCATATAGGATTGTCGTCGATGCCCCAAGTGAGGCAATAAACGAAACCATATTAGCGACAATGTCGTTTGGCAACGCCGAAGTACTCATGTTCCCAACGGGAACGTCGAGCACAACAGTGACGCTAGACTTCATCGAAGCAGTGGCATCAACCTGACCTGCAACGGTTTTTGAAAACCGAAGCATTGAGCGGCGGCGCCGGTTTAATCCGGAGCCTAACTCTTGGTGAGAGATGTCAAGGCGGTGAGGGTATGAGGGAACTTCGCCCACACGGGCGAAGATGGAAGAGCGTTCGGAAATAGAGAGGCGTTCAAATTCCTCTTCAGTCCCGGCCGCGTTTTTGATCTCGTTTGTAACAAGTGTGTTTGATAACATGCTTATTGAGTCAGCTTAACTTCGTCACCCAAGGGTATACCCAGGCAACGAGCTAAGAGGAGACGTTCAGGTGGCGTCATTAACGCTACTTTGTCTAAGAAAAGTTTCTGTAAAAACAGATTCTTTGTCTCAGATTGAATGTAATTCCGCATAGCAACTTGCATATGGGCAACTTGAATAGGTGACATAGTTTTAGCTGATTTTGTGGACTCATCGTCCACGGTTATTAGGGTGTCTCTTTCGCGTAATTGCGAGAGCCACACCCAGACTGAACTCTGTTGGGTTCAGCCCGCTTAATGTTATTAAGCTAGAATCCGGCAGATTTGTGTCGCGGCGATAAGCCGTTTCCCAAACTGTCGGCAGTCTACTAATGGCAAGCGGGGGTTGATCGGTTGTTCCGGTGCTTTTAAGGCTTCGGAACGTAGGCCGATCAATCTTCCACGACCATAAGTATCTCGATATGTTGATTACAGGTTTCATCTGAATGATTTTCCTGTTGTCGAGCCAACGGCTAACGCCGAAGACCCAGTCAACGAGAAAACTCCATGGAATAGCATTCCAGATAATGGCAGGGTTCATATTGAACCCTAACACATCTAGAAGAGCTAATACTCGAGCATGCTCGAGTTGGAATTGAGTAAACGAATAGTTATACTCAACTTCAGCATGAAATGTAGCCGAGATAGCCGGTGAAAAAGAAACTAACTTAACGTTATCAGCCTGTGGACCGCCATAAATGATCTCTCCCCCTATATTTCTATAGTGGTTGAGATCTATGACGCTCATAGTCTGCTCGGTAAGTTGTTCCTTGAACGGCTTCCAGTGGAAGGTATAATGCCTCCGCTGAACACGGCCCTGACGTACGAGAAGGTCCCGAAGGACTTTCTCAGTATGTACTAACGAATTATAAATATTCGTTAGATCTCCAAGCAAGGGGGTTAGGTTAAACTGCGATTGCAGATAAACGTCACCCGCTGCTTTGAAAACTTCACTGAGGGTCTTTCCGGAGCTTTTTGCAAAGCTACGGCGGAGCCGCGACGAGACAAGGTTGAGACGAGAAGGAGCTGTGTTTAACAGTTTCCCAAACTTCTCAACAATATTCGTCGTTTCAGTGAGCGTGCGAGGTAAGGACTTGAAGTCTTTCAACTCTATAATAGAATTGATGATCGACAAGTCAGCCTTAATGCCTGGCAACATAGCTGAAAGGCTCTGTTGCTTGAGGAGATTAACGCTCGGAGGTGTGGGCACAAAGCCCCCATCCTCACGCGAAACATACAACGGATCTAGGAACATTTCAGTTCCTAGATAGTCATCTACACAATATATGAGATATTTAGTCTCACATATTCCGTGCCAGTATCCGCTAGCGGAATAGGTACTGGTTACCCAGTCGAATTTGGGAGGAACGCATTCTTCGGAATCGATATAGCATTTGTAATGCTCTACCGGATTCCATTTAGTGCGCGACTTCCCTTCTACAGACCTAATGTATTCTTTATACGTCGGGGTTACCCCCGATTTATTAAGTACACTGATCTGAGAACCCCAATCAGGGCGGCCTAACGAAGCATAATACGTCACCAAAGATGGTGAAGGTAACATGCGAACGGGAGGAAACTTCTTGATTGAGGTATCGAATCGGTAACGTGTAGTAAACATATCGTTGGAGTCAAACTTAAGTTTAACTAAAGATCACCCCGAAAGGGG